GATGTTTCTTCCTCTTTGCTGTCGTAATGACGGACGAACTTATCCATATCAACCCGCCTTATCCGCAGTGGCATGGGTGCATTGGCGCAGGCCATCGTTATTGATCGCATCACGAACTGTTTGTTTGCAGTAGTGATGAAATGCCATAGTCAGGCCCAGCCTCGTCGCAGACTGATTCTTTTCGTTCAGCAGCCCCAGACGAATACAGATAGTTGTTGCTGTCCACCCCGAGTGATAACCCGCTGCGCGCTTCATCACTGTTTCAGCCAGGATGGTGCGATGGTCATCACGTCCGAAATCAGTGTTTTCAAATGCCTTAGCAATAACCTCATCGGTCAGGTGTTTATCGCAAACGATAGCCATCACTCACCATCCTTAGCAGTGTCATGGGTGCCGTTGCGGAGTTGCTCGGCGAACTCTTGAGCGCTCATTGCAGCGTAATCGTTAGCTTTAACCATCTCGATGTCGTGATTACCGGCATGCAATTCACTGAGTTTTAATTTTTCGTTAGCAAACATCTCAACACCTTCCGCCCGCACCGAGTTCAGGTAAGCATCGTTGGCGGTTTTATTCAGCGCATTGCGAATCATTCCGAAGGTGATATGGCAACGGTCTTCCGGTAAGGAAACCTTTTCATCGTCCGGGAACTCTTCAACAGTGTAAGAACCAAACTCTTTCTCACAAGCTATCGCCAGCGCCATCATTGAGGCGTTTTCTGCCGCCATCGCATCCAGCTTCTGCTGCAATGCGGCGTAGTGTTCAATACGGACAAAATCACCGCCTTTAAAATCTAAATCAAGCATACCATCTTCAATTTTATAAACTTTCATTTTTACCTCCGCATAATAAAGTCAGACGGGTCACCTGTGTGATCGGTGTGTTCACGTTGACTGAGAATTTTTCTTTACCGATATCGAAATTAACATTGTTACCTTTTCTGACGACGTTCTTTACGATTTCCGGAATGTCGTCATCAAGTTCGATCAGCATACCGCTGATTAGCTGACCGGCGCTGATGCAACGTTTCTTAATCATGAGATTACAACCTCATCAATGATACGACGTGTGCGCAGTTTATTGTCAGTTGAGATACGACTTACGCGGATCACCTTCTTACCTTCGCTGTGTGCCAGGCGTGCGGCACGGCTGAGATAAGTCTGCACCTGAACAGGTGTCATGGTGGTAGTCTTTTCCATACTTTCACGACGAATACGCATTATTTGAATTCCTTACTTTGTAGTCTTTTAAGTTCACGCACCAGCGAGTCGATACGCTGCTGCTTCATTTTAGTCGCCTGGTGATTCGCATCTTCTGCGTTATACCAGAACTCACTGTTACGGTAATACGTGTTGTCAACTACGGCCAGTTTACCGTCACTGAAAACACGCGCCTTATGTTGCTCGATACCACGGGTCAACGCATACTTTGTCACCCAGATATCCATCACTTTATCATCTGCGCTGACTGAACCTGCGATGAGTAACAGGGACAGGATTAAGATTCGCATAAATACACATCCTCGTCAATTATTTTATAGTTAAGTTAATAAAAATGTCGGACTGATTACCGACATGTTCACATTGCGAAGTCCGTTCAACCCCTCTAAAGCGTTCGAAAACACTAAGTCAAACAGACTTCGCAATGTGGCGGGAAGGCGTGGACTCGAACCACGATAAACGGATTAACAGTCCGCCGTAATAACCTTTATACGACCTACCCGGTTTGTGCCCTGATTTATTAATCACATCTCAGGGCCGCAATGCGCCAGATTCGTTTATGAGGAACTGGAATACCTCACTGATTTATAGGCTGTTAAGCCGCCATCAGAACTGCATCATCGTTTGCATTTACTTTTTGTGGTCAGTTTCTAAAAACCCGCAAAGTCGCACACGAAAACTATCGGAAAGAGCATTCTCGGACACCCCAGGCAGGCTAAAATGTTTACCCGACAAATGCTCTTACCTGATAGTTGCCGGTTACCAGTCCGGCGTCAGCTGCATCTGACGGATTAAGAATAAATATAATTGCACTCATCCCTGAATGCAACACCTTTCGTAATTAATTTACGGTCACGGTCATGCCCCGTTTAACAGATCCACGATTTTCTGTGCATCTTCACGACTACACGATTCAGTGGCACGCATAATCTCGCCGACATTCGGAACTGTCGTAACGCCAGGGATTTTATGAGCGGTGATCGCGTCGTATAGTGCTATCGCCTGACCACTTGATATTGGTCCTACAAGATTAACATGGGCGTGTGATTGAATTTTATTAACAGCTTCCTCACGCTTATAGTCTGCTTCCGTGCGGATTGGACGAAACTGAAAATTGCGTGGATGACCGACAATTTCACCCGGGTCATAATTTTTAATAACAACAGTACAAGCTGAAAGGTATTGAATCACACCTTTACGCCAAAGTGGTGCTGTATTAGGTGAATGCTTAATCCACTCACACTCAATACCAACTGGCGGCAAACCTTCACCGTTCCATTCTGACGCCGCTTCGTATTGTTCTCGGGTGACAGGTCCGGCATGACGTATACCTTTAGCATCAGGTTTATCGTTACCGTCACCTGAACACAATTCAGAAGCAATGAAATCTGAAGCAGTAGAACAGTCAATTTTCGGTGACATAAACCTGACTTCACGATCATCATCCTGAAAAGCAACATCAGCGTATTTCGGCCAGCCGCCGCGCGCTGGTAATTCTTTTACTAACAGTTCAAGTAATGTCATCGTCACACCACCCATAAATAAATACCGTGAAAGATACCGATCGGAAACATAATCGCGCCGGCAATCAGGAAACCCCACGCGGCATGACCAAAACAGTAAATAATGTGGGTCAGCCACGCTGAAAAGAACAGGATTGGCAGACCGAACACGATTAACAGAGACACGATTTCAGATAGTTTCATTTAGGAAGTTCTCCGTGTTCAATGAAGTATTGCAGGGCTGGTAATAATTCAGCGGCGGTAGTCTGGTCAAGACAAATACCGCAACCATCACCCTCAATTACCAATTCGTTCGATTTCACACTCGGACGTGTATAAACCTCACATTCAAATACGTTTTCTGTTTCAGACAGTTTCATCAGTTATTCCTCAGTTAATTGACAGTGCTACGATACGACTGACCGTACACACTGTCAACAACTATTTTATAGTCCGTCGTAATCTCCTGAACCAGACTGAACCACACCGACGTGTCGCACAACGCGCGGACGGATAACTTTAGCGTTTGGTTTAGGCTGCATTGCGGCGATGACCAGGCTGTCCGCCATGTTCGGTGATTTCGTACCGGCAGCTTTCTTGTTGATGAGCACCTTACCGCCAGTCTGATAACCGTAAGTTACCTGACCGAGTTCAGTAATCAGCTTATCGAGCCACGGTGCTTTCTCCGGCAGGCTGATAATTTCATCCGGATCGCACTCAATACCGTTCTTCACCCAGTCATACGTTTTCTTGAAGCGACGACGCAGATAGAACCAGGACTGCGATTTAAGGTTTGCATAGTGATCACGGTTCGTACGCGTCACGTCATCTTCCGATTCGCCCATGATGGACTGTGCCGGATTGACGACCGCACCGGATGGTACCCAGGCGAATACAGGCATTTTATTAGCGTTACCTTTCGCAGCAACTTTCGCAGCGCGCCCGATACCCGTTACGTCGTACCAGAATTCATGTGCACCACGCTCAGCAGCTTTATTGTGGAAATCATAAAATGCATCATCACCGTCGCCACCCAGCGTTTCCATGTGTTCTACGAGGATGCCGCGCATGATGCACAATGCGTTCAAATCCGAACCGTCGTCCGCAACGTCCATGCCGGCAGTACGTTTGCCCGAAGGTGACAGACCGAGTTTAAAGTGTGCGTTCTTCGCAGCCTGCACCCAGGCAGCAGGTATGAGGATGTTTTCTACCGCAGCGCTGTAATCACGATCGACTTCCTGCGCGAAGATATGCAACAGACCTTCATCATCGGCGCGCTGGCGGCGTTTCTCATACCACGATTCATCTTTAGCAGGGTGGTCGCTCCAGTCCATTACGAATACGCGTGTTCTGCCTGGCGGCGCGTCACAACCCGGATTCCATTCGAAACCTGACATACGGCGACGATGAAAAACGTTGCCGATACCGTTAACCGATGAGATGTCGATCTGCACGTTGGTGTTATCACCCAGCGCCGCTTCAATCAGTTCAGGTCGTTCATAGTGCGCGGCTTCATCTTTGAAATAAATCAGTGTACGACCACCGCGCCCGATGTTATCACCCGCTTCGCCGGCAATCGTCGCGCCGTTAGCCGGATTGATAATCTTCATGAACGTCATGTGCTGAACCGGATTGAAACCTTTCGGCCAGAACAGATCGGCGGGCAGATGTTTGATGCACGAACGGAGTTTATCGAATATCGTTTTCGGATCGCCAAGGCGATCGACGAGTTCTTCTTTGCGTGAACCGAAACCGACAGCCGCGCCGGGCCAGTAAAGCCACAGCCAGACACTGAACGCTGATGCGGCGACCGTCGCGCCCATATCACGCGCTTTTTCAATCAGTCCGTTTTCCTCATCGAGCAGACAGGAATGCAGAAATTTAATCAGGTCGGTCTGACGTTCGAACATGCTGAACGGCATGAGTGTTGGCAGGCCGCGCGTTGCATTACGCGGGTCATACGTTGTCGCCCAGTCAAGACACCAGTCAACAGGGTTATGCTTGTAGTGAACGTGTGCGGCGCGTGCTAATACCGGATCGGCGCGCAGTTTCTGTAGCAGTCTGAGACGACGCTCAACCTCTGATTTGTGGTCAGGGGGCCAGAAGTACGATACGCGCGGATCGCCACCAACGGTGTTTACGGCGTCAGAATGAGAAAGCCCCGCTTGTCGCAGGGCATCGTAAGTTGATTTGTCGATCATGTTGTTCCCCTGTGCTGTCAGGGGAGTATATCACGCCCCGCGACGAGTAATAAAATTCAAAGCGCCGGTGTTACCTGTTTCGTTCACGTACTGCTGATAAACAGGGTTTGCGGTTTGCTTTAGGTTAGCGGCTAACGGTGCTAGAACTTCGTACATGATGTTAGCAAAAGTAGCACGCTGGTCATCGGTAAAGGTTAAAAACTGATTAAACATATTTTTCTGTTTTTTCGAAGAAAGAAACAATTTCAGAATGAATAATTTTCATAACTTCATCATCGCTCATTTCATTTGTCACACGTGATTTAACTGCATCGGCGATGTAAGGTGCAATTTTCTTGAATTCGTTAATCATTTTTCAGTTCCTCCGTTTCGTTTCGTTGAGGTGATGATACGACACGATACACACACTGTCAACAATTATTTTATACTCAACGCAAATAAAAAGGGTGTCAATCACCCTTTCAGTGCCTGCATGTACAAGTCGCAGGCTTCTTTGCCGTTCTCAGCGTTCGCTACGTCTTCAGGTGTAACGGTTCGCACACTGGCATTCAGGTTCACGTTGTCGTTGAAACCACCCTGCATACGGATGAGCATTTCGAACGCTTTGTTACGGTCTTTAGGCTGCAGTTCATCAACCAGGGTGACGGCATAATAACCGTTATCCGATTCTTCGAGCATCGCAATGTAACGGCGATCCTCAGGCGGGATATCATCGACTGACAGAACATGCGGCATGAACTTAGTGCGACCTTTGTCGTCCTGTACGGGTAGCCACTCAAGATACGGGAACCGGTCAGTAACACCGCGAACATCCTGTGCAAGACGCAGACGGATTTCAGCGAGTCCCATTTCCACAGCGTCAGAGTAATCACTTTGCAACGAAATTAAATATGCCTGAACGTCAGAACGTTTTAATACACGTGCAGCTTTCTGTCCGGGATTAACAATATCAGGCCAGATTTTATTTGCGATTTCAGAATTAACAAGCATGTTAATATCACGCTGAATATACAAATCGCAAAACTGCGCAATCAACGGATCTAATTTAGCTCGTAATTCATCACGTGTCATTTTAATTCACCTGCCGCTTTAATTAATTCACGGTTATTTAATTTACCGAATTGACTCGATGTTAATTTCATCGGCTCGACGATTTTAAAATAACCGTCGTCAATTTCATATTTGATTCCCGCTGAATTTAATTCGGACAGGAATTCTTTTGCACGATTCGACATCCCGTACGCCTCGCAAATCTCACCAATGCGTCACGTTACCACAGCCCGACCATCAACGCAACGAAATTAAACATACAACAGTGTATGTATACATCGGAGCGAATTATTTTACGGTCACACCTCCCCGAACGGTTACCACGCTCTGGACTCAGTGCCAGCTAACGGCTTTTCCCTTACTCCCTTTATTATTCTCTTAAATATAAATATAAATATATAAATAATAGTATGATATGTATTATTACACATATATATATATTATCTGTAATACTGTAATAGATTTTAGACGTATTGGGGGCAGAGAAGTTGCTCTCTAACATGTTGATTTCCTTGTACACCTGACGCCCGATGCGGACCGTACTTGACATCACAATGAATAGTGTTTTATATTATAACACTCGTAATCAGTCCAAAGAGGGCAGTATGATAAAATTTCGCAAACATTCAGTGTGTCTTATTCCGGCGGGTTTACCCCCAAAATCGGCGGCTATGATGTGCGGCGGAGAGGTGTTACGTAACATAAGTATCCTCGGAAGAACCCAGTCAGCCATACTGAACGGTGAGCCAGAGATACCAGAAAGCACGGTTTCCTGGTTAAAAAGGCTGCGATACCACCCGGGGCAGACTACTAAACTGCCCGAATCGGTGGATGAGTTTCACGCATACTACTGGTTATCCGTACACAACTGTGTGGATGATTTTGAAAGAA